GCCAAGCCTGAATCAGCAGCAACAATGACACCGCCAAGTTCTGTCGCGGTCGCTTCGGGTAGATCAGCAGGCAGCAGATCGGATGTTGCAGTGATCAACCCTTGGTCATCAAATGTGATGCCGTTATGAGTCGCTCCAGTGACAGAGTTTGTAATTCCAATGCTGCCGCTGGTTTTATCCAGGCCGCGATCCAGTGATGCAGTGGGGATCTTTGCCGCTGTCACCGTATCGTCGCTTATTTTTGCCCCGTCAATACCTTCGGCTAACTTGATGTCCGTTACGGAAGCGTCAACAATCGCGTTGGTATCAACTGAGTCGTCCGCAAGTTCAGACGCACCAACGGCATTTGCCGCGATGTTCGTAGCGGTGATCGTATCAGTTGCGATCTTTGCGCCTGTAATTGACGCGGCAACAACTGCAGCAGTGTCAACTGAATCATCTGCAAGTTCAGATGCACCGATTGCGTTTGGTGCGATGTTGGCGGCGGTAATCGTGTCAGTTGCAATCTTCGCGCTAGTTACAGCTCCGCTAGCAAGCGCACCAGTGTCAACAGCGTTATCTGCAAGCTCGCTGGCGGTAACTGCGTTTGCTGCAATCTGGGACGAGGTGATCGTATCAGTTGCAATCTTGGCCGCTGTAACGGAAAGGTCACCAAGTTTTGCGTTTGTAACAGCAGCGTCTTGGATGTTTGCGGTTGCTACTGCATCTGTGGCGACCTTTGCGTTCGTTACGGCAAGTGCGTTTATCTTGTCTGTGGTAACCGCGTTGGCATTGATTTTTGCCTCAGTGATGGCTGCATCAACAAGCGCAGCTGTGTCTACCGCATCGTCGGCAAGCTCAGATGCAGTAACAGCATCGGCGGCAATGTTGGTTGCCGTGATGGTGTCTCCCGCAATTTTGGCCCCTGTAACGGCAGCATCTATAATCGCATCGGTGTCAACAGAGGCATCTGCCAACTCAGACGCTGTAACAGCATCAGCAGCGATGTTGTCCGCCGTAATTGTGTCTAGGGCGATCTTCGCCCCAACTACAGCGGCATCGATCAAAGCAGCAGTATCAACAGAAGCATCCGCAAGCTCTGATGCGCCAACCGCATTTGGAGCGATGTTGGTTGCAGTGATCGTGTCCGTTGCAATCTTGGCTGATGTAACGGCGTTGTCAACAATAGCCGCCGTGTCTACTGAATCATCAGCCAGCTCGGATGCACCAACGGCATTGGCCGCGATGTTATCGGCAGTGATTGTGTCGGCTCCAATTTTTGCGCCAGTTACTGCCCCGGCGGCGATCGCTGCGGTATCTACGGCATTGTCAGCCAGCTCACTGGAAGTAACCGCATTTGCTGCGATCTGCGAGGACGTAATCGTGTCAGTGGCAATAGTTGCGGCAGTGACAGCGCCGCTTGCCAACTTGGCAGTGATTACAGCAGCGTCTTGGATGTTTGCGGTTGCTACTGCATCTGTGGCTACTTTTGCGTTTGTTACAGCAAACGCGTTTATCTTGTCTGTGGTAACAGCACTTGCGCCGAGCTTTGCCTCAGTGACAGCAGCATCAACGATTGCTGCAGTGTCAACTGAATTGTCGGCCAGCTCAGATGCACCAACGGCATTTGCGGCAATATTGTCAGCGGTAATCGTGTCTAGTGCAATTTTTGCACCCAAGCCGGTGCCGCCGGTTACTGCAGCATCGATGATTGAAGCTGTGTCAACAGAAGCATCAGCCAACTCTGAAGACGTAACAGCATCGGCAGCGATGTTGTCTGCCGTGATTGTGTTTAGGGCGATCTTCGCTCCAACGCCAACGCCACCCACCACGGCGGCATCAACCAGGGCGGCAGTATCAACAGAAGCATCCGCAAGCTCTGATGCCGTGATGGCATCAGCGGCAATTTCTGCAGCAGTAATTGTGTCTGCCGCAATCTTGTCCGCTGTAACCGCATTCGCAGCAAGCGCATCTGTTACAACAGCACTATCCGCAATTTCTGCTGATGTAACCGCATCAGGGCCGATCTTTGCGGTAGTGACTGCATCGTCTGCAATCTTGCCTGTAGTGACGGAAACAGCTTGGATTGAATCCGTGTAGACCGCATTGACAGCGACTTTATCCTCAGTAATCGCGTCATCAGCAACCTTTGCAGTCGTAACTGCTAAATCGTTGATTTTTGCTGTCGTAACTGCGAGATCGACAATCGCTGCGGTGTCAACAGCATCATCTGCAAGCTCAGACGCACCAACGGCATCTGGCGCGATGTTGCCCGCGACAATAGTATCGGCGGCGATCTGAGTGCTGGTTACCGCAGCATCAGCAATCTTTGCTGTTGTTACGGCATTGTTTACAATCGCTGCAGTATCGACTGCGTTGTCCGCAAGCTCAGATGCGCCAATCGCGTTTGGTGCGATGTTGCCCGCAACGATCGTTTCATCCGCAATCTTTGCGCTGGTAACTGCATCGTCTGCAATTGCAGCGGTGTCTACTGCATCATCTGCAAGCTCAGAGGCCGTTACAGCATTGGCTGCAATATTGTTGGCAGTAATCGTGTCCGTTGCGATCTTTGCGCTAGTGACCGCACCAGCGACAATCGCAGCGGTATCTACGGCGTTGTCGGCAAGTTCAGAGGCGGTAACAGCATTGGCGGCAATGTTGCCAGCAACAATTGTGTCATCCGCAATCTTTGCACTGGTGACTGCATTGTTTTGAATAGCGGCCGTATCAACAGCGTCATCAGCAAGCTCTGAGCTGCCAATGGCATTTGCTGCAATATTGGTGGCGGTAATTGTGTCTGTAGCGATTTCCGCCGTCGTGACCGCGCCACTGTTAATCTTTGCCGTGGTTACTGCGTTATTTGCAATCGCAGCAGTTACAACCGCACTGTCAGCAATCTCTGCTGAGGTAACAGCGTCAGCAACAATTTTTGCGGTAGTTACTGCGTCAGTGGCAATCTTGGCAGTGGTAATCGCACCATCGACAACTGCAGCCGTGTCTACCGCATCGTCGGCTAGCTCGGACGCGCCAACCGCATCCGCTGCAATGTTTGCGGCAGTAATCGTGTCAGCGGCAATCTTGGCTCCCGTGATGGAAGCATTGATGACTGCTGCGGTATCGACTGAATCGTCCGCTAGCTCGGAAGCGGTAACGGCATTTGGCGCGATGTTCGCCGCAGTGATGGTGTCTGCCGCAATCTTTGCGCCCGTAATTGCAGCGTCTTCAACCTTTGCAGTTGTGACGTTGAGGTCGGCAAGCTTTGCTGTGGTGACCGAAAGATCATCGATCTTTGCAGTGGTGACCGCCCCATCTAAAATCTTGGCGGTAGTGACCGCGTCAGATGCGATCTTTGCGGTTGTGACGTTAAGGTCAGCAAGCTTTGCTGTGGTGACGTTTAAGTTCGCAAGAGCCGTGGTGTCAACAGCACTCGGACCAATCTTTGCGCTAGTGACTGCGTCGTCTACGATTGCCGCTGTGTCTACGGCGTTATCGGCCAGCTCCGATGCGGTGACCGCATCTGCTGCGATCTGTGTTGCTGTAATGCTGTCGTTGACTAGCTTGCCACCTGGGATGACGGCATCATCAATCAGGTTTACAACGCCCTGTTGAACTAAACCTTTGATGGTAAGGCGGCGGGTCTCACTCGACGAATTATCCGCGACGGCAATATCATCACCGGCTTCCGCATCCGCTTGAGCAAGGACCGGAAGCTCTGAAATTCTGAGGTCTGCCACGGACTACTCGACCAATGTGCTCCTCATATTCTAGGGCTTACGAAAAGATCAATCCTGCTGTTCAACTTCGATGAAGCCGGACTGGTTCGCTTCCTGACGGATGCGGTCAGCGTTTTGCTCCTGTAGCAGATAATTCGAGACGAAGCGTGTACGCAATGCAATCTCGCCAGTTGTAACAAATTCAATCGTTGATTCAATTGGTTCGCCTGGCGTAAAGGTCATTCCAACATTTGTGATTCGGGCATAGAACTCGTACCAGACCTCATCGTCAAAATCCTCACGTCTGCCGCCGGGTTTCATGCCGCGACCCACCAAAGTCACCTTGGCCCAAAACTCGCTGCCGATCTTGGTGCGGAGCAAAAGCTGATTCATGTAAATCGGCATCTCAACGACACCCGCTGACTCGCCCTTGATCAACGCATCGTTAAACCGCCGCTCATAGTCGAAATAGCAGGTGATGCGGCCACTGCCGCTAACCAGCCCTGAATACTCGCGCTTGAACTCGTCAGATAGCGAAGTCACATCAATGGCTTCTCTCTGCGTGTTGACTTCATAGCTGCTTATTTGCCCGAGGATCCTTTCGTTATTGTTACGAACATTGACAGAAATGGGAATGTCACGGTTTGGCACTACCAGATCGATGCGGCCCGTCGTTTCGCCTGAGATCGCTTCGTCAAAAGTTAGGTAAAGGCGGATCGCGCCAACCTCATCGACGAAAATATAGAAAATTCCGTCTTTATAGACTTGGTTCGTTGGCCAGCCGCCTGCTGTGATAAAGCTAAGCAGCGTTCCATCGGTTGTCTTCATCTCGACCTGATCCCCTGTAATCAGGAGACCAAGCGGGAAATCAAAGCTAAAACGGTCCTTATCTGCGTTTACGTCTGACGGCTTGATGGTTGCCGTGATCGGATCTTCTAAGTTTGTACGGCGAAGCTCAATCTTGCCGATTTCGCCAAGCAGTACAGCCATTGATCACAAAGTGATTGCGGAAAGGTCGTCAGCATTCGTAAAGCTGACATCAGCCGTCATGATCTCCCCAGTGCTCATCCCCAAAGTCGCTGAGGTGATAAAGGCGTTGAACTTGATCCTTTTAGCGCCCCACTCAAAAATCGCTGCCGCTTTGGTTGGCTCGTCCTTGGTGAAGATGTTGTCCAACATGCTCGACAAGGTCGTGTCGTCGTCGTGATACATCAACGTCGCGCTGCCGGTAAAGCTCTTCAAACCGGCCTCGTTTTGGACCGCGTCATCACCAAGGCGTGTGACTTCAAGCATTGCCAAGCTGGCGTCAATTGACCAGCTCTTAACGCGGATCTGAGTTTGGCCACCAAACTTAAAAGAGCCGTCTTTGCCTGTGTAAATCGTCATCTGCCAAAGCCGGAGGACAATGCTTATAGTCTAGCGTTATGCAAACCTCAGGTTTAGATCTTGCGATTAAACGACTTTTTGATCAAGGTCGCCCTCGGCCGTGAAGGAAATGTCGGCGGTCATCACTTCGCCTGCAGAAGCAGAGATGGTCGCGCTGGTAATGATCGCGGAGAAGCTCACGATCCTGTCAGTGCCCCACTTGAACTCAGCAACAGCAGCCTCTGTCTCGCCAGTTCTAAAAACCTTTTCCAGCATCGCACTGATCTTGGTGTCGTTGCTGTAATACACCAGTGTGGCTGTGCCTGTATAGCTTTTCAGGCCAACCATGTTTCCGACGGCAACGCTGCCCAACTCAGACTTGTCTAAGACATTCGTAGTGGACTCCACGGTCCAGCTGCGTGCCCTAACTTGGTTGTTGTTGGCAAACCTAAAGGCGCCATCTTTGCCGGTATAGACGCTGGCCATGAGCTTTCGACCTAGGCGGACATTGCCCTAATTCTAATGCTTTAATCCAACGATCCAGTAAATTCGCATTGCACCGTGCTGCGGCCCTTGAAAACGCTGGTCACTTCAGGTGGACGGGAATAGCGCCAGCGCAGGCTTGATCCGTTTGTCTCTGCCAAATACCCCACTAAATTCCCAGACGCGCCTGACGCTCCAGTGGCTTTCGTGAAGGTTACATAATTCCAAGTCTTGTTTACTTGCTCGTAGTTGGCGAGGATCAGCGCGGCCTGTTCGTCAGTGATGTTCCGAAACTCTAAAGAAAGCGTTGAATCTACACGGCGGTTGCCGTAACGCAGCACAGTCAGCGTGCCGTTTTGGGATTTGAACTCCGTTTGCGGGAATACGCCTGGCGTGTATCGCCTGCCCGATGGCTTGATGTTAGGGAAAGAAACCGCAGGCATCAGTAGGAGACCTCAATGAATTGGTTGCTGGCCCAGTTCAGTACCTCCAGCGTACCGCTACTCGTCAGCGGGACGTGGCTTCCGGCTACTTCCACCAGACCATCCTCGGCGTAGGACAGGCTTTCCACCTTGTAAACCCGATCAGTTGTAGTGGAGTTTTTAAGCGTAAAAACAGCCCCAAAGTATGCGCCCTCCGGTGTCCTGTTGTTTCTGACAAGCATGTCACCCTCTAAGACACCAGTCATTCCTGGCTTCCAGTAGTAGATGTCATACGTTCCATCGCTTAAGCCCTTGGATGAGATTGCCCCGTCTAACGACACGCTGCCGTTGTCAAAGCGGGATGTATGGGTCGCTTCGCTAACAACACGGAAATAATCGCCGGGGTTTAGACCCATTGCAGCTTGGGGCGTTGTCTCAAACTTGATTCCATGGTCCACCTCTTTCCGTGTTTTTAGAGCAAACTTGGCAAACTTCCTGGCATGTTCCTCGGATGTGCAGAATCCGCTCATGTCGAAAACTTCCTCAGGGTCTGCAGCGCTGCCAGCAGCAAGACGGATTTCAAGCGTTCGAGTTTGCGGGAAGCCGTTTACTGTGTCTTGACGCCACAA